AGCATTGCATCCATTGCTATCATCTTTGCTCTTAATTCCTCATTCTCCTTTCCTATTTGTTGTACATAGAGTAAGAGTTGTTTTATTTCTTCTGATGTATATGTCATCGTATTGATATTTGGTATGTGCCTGCGTTTATCTTCTTCTTATTTAACAATTCCATTACAACATATCTCATAGCATCCATAGCATGGTTGTTTGCATCTACAGGTATGTTTGTCACATTACCACTACCATCATCCATCCATTCATAGGAATATAATTCTTCAATAAGGTTGCTGCAATACTTTGGTACTACTAACTTCCAACCTTTAACTAAATCTATTCCCCATTGTATGCTTTCCTTTCCTTTCTTTACACCTCTTGCTAACGGAAATCCACTACGCTTAAATTCATCTATCAGTCTTGGTTCTGAACTATCTATTATTATTGGGTCATTAGGTTGTATATTGCCTCTCATTAGTTCTACTAATTCACTTGTCAGCAATCCCTTTTTGTATATGTGTTCTCTTACTATTAGTTTATCGCCTGCTTTCCAAACTCCAACTAATGCCGATGGGTCAGAAACATACCCGAGGTCCATCCCAAATCCCACAAAGTCAGCAGTATCCCAATCCCAATCATCTACTATTTCAAAATCATATATCTGCTTTTCGTTTACAGCAAATTGACCTAATCCATATGTTTGCCAATAGCGTGGATTAGTTTCTCTATACTTCTCAATGAAGCGCTAACTGAAAGTATTGTTCGTATGTTAATTCATTTGCTTCATCTATCCATAGTATATCTCTTCTTAAACCTTTCAGCTTTTCCGCACTATCTGTTGAAAAGAACTCTATCACACTACCATTGTCAAAAGTGTATGTGTGTTCTGTTGCCATCCACTTCTCTTCATCCCATAGGTCTAATCCTCTTAATATCTCTTTGAAATCTCTTATTGCTGATGTTCGTAGGGCAGGGAATGTCTTTCTTACAACAGAGATAAGCAAACCATCGTTCTGTAATGCCTTTACAATAAGGAATTGAAGTAGTGCAAATGATTTACCACTTCTTGCTGAACCCTGATGTAATTGTATTTTGGTTTTACTATCCCATGCATTCTGGAAAGTAATCGTTGTGTTAATCTGCAATTCGCTCATCTGTTGTGCCTTTATTTATAACTACTGATATCTGATGTACCTTATGATGTAATTCACCTTGTAATTCAACTTGTGCTTTCTTTGGTACAATATATTCTAATAATTTCAGATTTATTCTTGCTGCTTCAACCGGGTCACTCTTTCTTATCTTCTCTATATCTTCTCTTAATGCATCTAATCCACTATTTGCTAATCGTGCAATAGCCAGTTTAGCCTGTTCGGTGCTTCTATTTAATGCACCTTTTGGTCTGCCTGTTCCTAACTTATTTCCTTTTTCAAATGCCATATCCTGTTTTTCTATGTTATTTTAACAGGCGGAATTGATTTTGTATTTAAAGCGATACATTACTTGCCCATAACAATAATAATCCAATGGTGAGCAGGTATGCCCCTAATAAAACGATTATTTCTTCATTCTCCTTTATCTTCTTCTTCAACCAATTCATATCCTAATATTTGTATTATGTTGTCTTCACTATCTGTTATTATAATCATGCCTCTGAAACGATTACCATCTATTTCAATTTGTTTATCCTTTATCCATGTCCAAGGAAATTCCAATTCTAGGAGTTTATATTTCATGGTTTGTGTTTCTGGTATCTGGTAAGTCTTTTAACAAACTCTTTGGTGCCCTTCCCATCTTATTCTTTTTTAGTATTTGTGGAATAGGGTGTTGTCCTCTTTCTCTACTAATCCAATTCCAAATCTCTTCATCCTCTTGCAATTCTTCAATACACTGCACATACCATTCTCTTAACTCCTCTCTACTCATATTTCTTATCTTATTACGGATTTGAGTAAAGTGTGGTGATTTATATCCTTTCTTTCTACTTTCAGGAACCTTTTTATCTTCTCCCCACATATTATTCGTTTGGGTTTTGTATAACTTGCGCCATATGTTTTCTAATCTTCTTTATTGCTATAAATACCGTACTCTTACTTATTCCTATCTTATCTGCTACTTCTTGTAGTGTATCTTCTGAACACCAATACAATTCAAATAATCTTGCACTTGCCCATCCTCTAGTCTTTTTTAATCTTTCTAATTCTTGCATTACTTCGTTATATGCATTCATTACTGATTGGTCTTTTTCTATATCATATTCTTCCGAAGGGTCATCATTATATATTTCTCCAACATAACTTATCCTACTATTCTTTTTCCTTCTGTTAATCCATCTATGTGTCAGAAATCTATGCAGATATAGAAGATTGTAACTATCTAAATAAAATAATTTAGGATTACATTTTTCCAAAAGATATTGGTAAAGCTCTTGCACTAAATCCTGTGCATCATCTGGGTTGCCTGTAATGTTATGTGATGCTTTTAATAACCAAATGTGAGAGTTCTTATATAAGTTCTCTATACGAATTATGCATTGTTGTTGAATACTTCCTGTTATTTGGTTCAGTATCATTATCCCTCAATTCTTTTAATAAAACTTCTAATCGTTTCCATTGCTCTTGCCCAATGACCGGCTGCGCTTCCGCATAAACAGGGTTTTGTTTCTTGAGTTCCTAAAATACGATTGTGATTGTTCCAAACCCAATCTACTTTATCTTGTGGAATATGAGTGCTTATAGTTTCTGCTATCCCTTTCAATTCATTGTATTCTGCTTCTGTATAAGGGTGAAATTTATTCTCCATCTTTTTTGATTACTTTGAGTTTCGGTAATTTTAATTCCTTTGCTTCTTGCTGTTGTGGTTGTCCGATTTTGATTGGTTGATTTAACGCAAGTAAATGTTTTATCGTATTGAATTGTGGGTGACGTGGTGAGAAACTAAATCCAATACTTGCTAATAAAAGTATTAGCTCGTCTATACTTTGTAATTTTGACCAATCTACTAAATAAACTGCATCGTTATCAATTGGTGTGCTTCCGTCTAATGTGCTTTTAATTGTGTCCATGTGTTGTGCTTTTAATTTTTGTTCGTTTGTTTGTTTGAAATATTGTTCTTCGTATGTCATAGTTTAATCATATTACATTCTCCATCATACATAGGATTTGTTAATCTGTTTAACCATTGCTTTCTTTCACAACAACCACACGATTGCTTTCCGAATCCTTTTGCAATACCTAACGCAATTCTATCACCATAACCCAATGTTATTGTGTGAATGAGTGCTTCAACCCAATCTCCAATCTTTATGTGGCGTTTGAATGAATAACATTTGTATTTACAAAGGGTTATGAATTGGTTCTTTGACATACCCATTACTGATGTTCTTTTCATTTGTTTTCCTTTAAGTATTTACGAATAATGTTTGCTGTTAATGCTGAAATCTTAAAACCATGCAAGTCGCAATACTTCTTTAATTGTATATGCAATTCATTTGGAATTTGAATTAGTGCATACTTTTTTTCCTTTTTGTCCATTGTTCTTTTGTTTATGTTTATAATATTTTTGTGTATTTTCTGACCATGTCAATAACTGAAGATTATTCAAATGGTTATTTTGTTTATCATTATCTTTATGGTCTACCACATGGGTATCAGGTATACAATCTATGAATGTTTGATACATTAATCTATTTAATCTAAACCATTTTCTTGTGCGTGGTATAGAATATAAACCTACATAAACATATCCTGATGGATGATTATCTCTTAACCTTAAGTCATACCAATCGGTATAACCTTTACCTTTTCTACAACTTTGAACTATTCCTGTGTTTGATATTCTATAATTAGGGAAACCTTCTATCCCTTTCCATTCTAATTGTGCCATTAATTATAAGTTTTATTATATTAATATATATCATTTTCAAATCCTAAACATATGAAATATACAAAATATTTTTCACTTTACCAAATAAAAATGCCGGAGTGTAGATGGCACATACTAACTCCGGCTATAGTAGAAATGAGCACCGTTTATATTAATGTCATTGACGAAACGGTATTCTTTAAGCTCATATAGTATATAACAACGATTCCTGTTTTTGTATTTAAATTCCAAAAAAAGTTTCTAATTTTGTTTTAGAAACACTACCTGAAATTATTTCTCTGTGTTTATGTATTTGATAATTTTCAGGAGTTCTTGGTATATGATAATGAGTATCGCATCTTAAGCAATGTATTTTATAATGTTCGTTTATACCTATCATTTGCTTTTTAAATGTATACTCTATTGAGTTGCAGCATTTTGTTTTATACATAACTTTTTATTTTATAACTTATTTATCAAGAAGCTTATTATTTATCAAGAAGCTTATCTATATTTGTTTCTAATGGATACACAACACCTTTCGTGATTACTACTTAAAAAAAATAATAATCAAGTGCTGTGTATAATCTCACTACTTCTAATCGGAGTGACACTTTGCTTATTCTTTATATTCGCAACATCCTAATCAAATGAATACCATTATACATTATCATAGGAGACACCTTCCAGTCTTTTAAGTATTTCAACTACTGCGCTGTGACTCATTTTCTTATTATATTTAGTGTGTAGGTAAAGTGCGTTGTGTTCCAACCCTACTTCTATCATATAATACCTTGTTCAGATTTTAGGTTTTACAATCTTAAATATAAGAATAATTTCTAAAACCACCAAATTATTAAAATAAATTTTATTTGGTAGTTTAACTTTTTTTTACTATATTGTATTAAACAAAAAAATATTTTATTATGTATGTAGTTTATCAATTAGTAAATGGAAATGGAAAAGTAGAGTATGTTGGTCATACTAAAAATCCCAAAACAAGATTATACAATCATGTGGATAAAAATGGGAAATTTGCAGGTAGAACTGATTTAAGATTAGAAGTTATTAAATCAGGTTTTAAGAAAAAAAGTCAAGCGTTTGAATACGAATGTAAAATTCAAAAAGAATTTGGATGGGAAACTGATTTAGAAAAATCTAGTAGGTATTTAAGAGAAGCTCAAAAAATGACTACCGAAGAAAAAAGTATGCCAGTTGCTGCATATAAAATTACAGGTGAATTTTTAGGTATTTTTCCATCAATGCAAGAAACTGCAAGAAGGTTTGATTTGAATTATCTTTTAGTTTATAAAGTTGCAAATAATCTTCAAAAATCAACAAAAGGGTATATCTTCAAAAAAGTGTAAAAACCCCTATTTTTTAACATATAAGTAAAAATACCTATATTTTACCCCAAAAACCCCTAAAATGTGCAACTGGTTGAAAACCAATAAGTTATGCAAAGTGTTGAAAATGAGGCAGTTATACCGATACTGACATATATGGTAAACCCATAATATGTAACGTGTTGATTGTCAATAAACAATTTTTAGGGAACTGACAAATTAACAGGTATTTCCTTTGTAAAGTTCCCCAAAATTTCGTATCTTTACATATATCCTCACCGATAACCGAAAGGGATAGTTATACCCATACCTTAATATATGTGTGTATGTGTGTAATTTATTAATAACAAAACAAACTCGGTGGAGTATAAACACAATTTATTATGAGTAAGAAAAATTTAGAACAATTTATGGATGAGTTTGGTGATTATATCATAGAACCAATAGAAATGATTGGACACGAAGTATCGTTAAACTATCTTCCTATTAGAAATCACGTTATTGCATATCAAATGTTATCTAATGATGAATTGTATAATCAACTTTCCGATAGTGAAAAGTTTGATTGGAAAAAACAATTCTTAACACAAGAAGAAGAAAAAGAACATATTCAAATAATGACTAATCAGTATTGTGATGAGTGTTGGAAGTGGTTAGATTCTCAAACGGATTTAACTGATGTAATCAAACTTTCATATACGGAAGATGAAATGTGTTCATTTATGTTAATCGTTATGAAAACTATATGGGAAAATAAATTTAATCAATAATAAAACTGGGAGTGAAAACTCCCTTTACCTTTTTAATAAACAAAAAACGGATGGTTTCCGAAACAACCAAAATGTTATGAACAAATTCAAAAAATCGTTAGAAACTTATCTTCAATCTCAAATCAGTAAAGTTATTGCTTTGATAAAAGCAAGTAAAGATAGAATAGAAAGACTGGAAGAGGATTTGAAAGAAGAAATAAATGAGAATACAAAAAGAAAATTATCAATCCTTCGTTCAGAAGAAATGGAAAACAGAGATTTATTATGGTTCCGTTTGGATTGGTTAACCAAACAGATAAGAATTTTAGAAGATGAAATGAATGGTGATACGGAATAAAGTATTGTGGGGATGGAGTTGTTGTTGCATAATACTCCTACCCCCACATTTTTTTAAAGTGAAAATTTTTAACAAAAAACAAATAAAATAAAACAAAAATGGAAAATCAATTTAAGACGAGTATTACAGCTCACATTACAAAATTAAGAAACTATTACAAAGAAGAAAGTGATAGGTGGGAAGCAAAGATGAAAGAAAATCCTAGGTCAAAACGTCCTAGAGAGGAATATCTTAAATACCATTCGGAGTATAGAGCGTATCAGGGTTTATTAACAAAGATTGAGCAGGGTAGCTACGATAGTGTAGATTACTATAATCAATACTTAAAACCCTAAAACAAAATAAGTTATGGATATTAAAGAATTAGAACAAAGGATTACCGATTTAGAAAGAAGGTTCTTTCCTATTGAGAAAGTTCTATACGATACCGAATTGAAAGAAAGTATCGAAGTGAAAAAAACCGAAGATATTGAAAGGGATGGAACTAATTACACTATTCGTGCAATAATAGAAACGGATAAGGGTGATAAAACTATTCAGTTCAATATAAAAGCGTGGAGTGAGAAACAGGCACTCTACCTTGCAAACGATAAGGTTATCTATCCACAAATGAGTAGATTACAAAGTGAAGGTAAAATCCGTTTTTTTAAAACAAAAAGTAAACAAATAAGTTATGCATAAAGAATTAGTATTACAAGACATTAAAAGTTTAGAAAGTGTAATTGAAAGTATTTCACACATAATAGGTAGTGATGAATTACAAGATATTCAATTTTATTTACAATCAATTAAATCAGAAATTAAAAAATAAGTTATGAAAACATACAAACAAATCGTAAATCAGTTAGAGAAAAATGTAGATGCACTTAAACTTGCATATCACGATTTACTAACCACAAAACAAAGTGAAGGTAAAGTAAAATATGGTTCAGTTGCAGAATTTAAAAAAGTGAAAGAAAATATAAGAACTCAAATCTATACACTAAATACATTCCTTGAATGGGTATATCTTAACGATAACGAACCATTACAGAACTTTAATCCTTCTGATTATGAAAACAAAAACAAATAGTATGACCCGTAGAGAATTTATCAAATTGATTATTAAAAACCCTTTATTAATTTTTAAAAAATAAGTTATGAAAAGTAATGAAAGTTTAATTCCACACAATATTGAAGAATTATACGAATTATTGCGAAGTGAAAATGTAGCAAAAAAATCAGATTGGGCACCAACAG